TATTGGATGACTCCATTCTCGATTCTGATGATTTCAACAAAGTCTTCGTCTAGCTCAGAATCTAGAGTAATCTTTGATAGAATAAGTTCAATCTTGTATCTGTCTGCTCCTGGTGCAGCAAAGTTTGGAGAACCCTGAGCATTATCCAAAAGTGATTCGTCCATCTCTGAGGTTGAAATGGACTCGACTATGGTAAGACCAATTCTATAAGATGGGATATTTGTGTAAGCATCAAGAATAAGTTCTTGATCTTCAACCAAGGCAAATTGACCGCGAATAAAATAGACTCCTCTCTTAATGGAGACTATTGATGCCTTTCCTGTTGCCAAAGTTGACTTTGATCTAACTAGGAAAGTTGCTAGTTCTGTATTCTCTGGAGTTAGAACTTCATTATCGGCGAATACCTGAGTTTCGTTATCTGTTCCGGAGTTTAGGTAATTTACATATAGAGTATTTGGATTAGAGCCATCAATAGCCACAGCCTTCTTGACTACTGCTCTTACTCCGGAGGTTCCACCAACAATAATTTCTCCGACCAAACTTTGGATAACATCAGAGGCGATAACTGAACCATATGTATTTTCCAACTTTACATAATGGTATTGATCATCGAAGGAAGTATTCCCTGGAATAACCATGGAACCTTCTTTGAAGATATGCTCGCCATGTCTTGCGATTTGTTTTTGAAGAATCGACTGTAACTGTGTCAACTCTCTTGCTTGAACAGGGTATCCTGGCTTGAAGAGTATTCTATAGAAATTCTTATCTTCAGAATAATCATCAAAGTATGGTTGGGAATTTAGATCAATTGCCATGGAGTTTTTCCAGAAATGTTTATATTAATTATTTAGCGATTACAGTTCAATTATTGTTCTAAAAATTAGTGCCTCGTCTGGAGATACAGAAAACGCAACTCGGTTTTCCACAGTCATTAATTCTCCAGATGATATATTTATTGTTGGGTCAACCACGACCTTGGAAACGAATTGATCAAGAGCTGCGTTGATATATGATGCACCATTCAATGCTGCTTGACCATCAAGTGGCTGAAGTAATATGTCGGTAGTTGTCACTTCAACAACCAAGAATCGTTTTTGAGTAGATACCATTGTCACTATGGAATTCTTTGGAAACTTCAATGGGTCTATCGCTGACAATGTAGTTATCTTGAAGCAAGAATAGCCTGTGGATAATCTACTCCTTATTTTACTTCCATAGATCTCGAGATTCTTTATGATTCCAGTTTGCCTAAATTCACTGGTGATATCCATTCCCTGATTCTTCTCAAGGAATAAGGTTGATACAAACATTAGATCAGATGCGCATAGTTCTGTTATTGCATTACTTCCATGACCACCAACTGGCGAAGTTATTGCTCTAGCTGTTGCTCCTGTTCCATCACCTGTAATTGCCACTGTTGCCCATGTATAACCAGAACCAACATCTGTCATCGTTATCTTTGTTATCACTCCAGAAACTATAGTTGCTGTTGCAGTCGCTCCTGTTCCATCACCTGTAATTGCCACAGTTGCAGTGGTATATCCCGTTCCTCCTGCCGTTACTACTATTGCATCTATTGAACCATTAATCGCAAGAAGTTCAATATTTTCCTGAAGAGTATTAACTGTATCACCAGTGAAGTTTGGAACTATGTCTGCTCCTGTTCCATCACCCGTAATTGTTATCTTAGCATAGGTATAGCCATATCCTGGATCATTAACTGTGCATCCTGTCATTTGTCCAGATTCTATGATCGGAGTTAAAGAGGCTTGAACGCCATTACCAGTTACGGCAGCTGTTGCAGTGGTGTATCCAGAACCACCATTAATAACAGTTACCGATTCGATTCCACCATTTGGGTAAAATTGATTACCGTAAAAATTCATAACAGGCATTAATGTGCTGGTCATGAATTTATTTCTGAATGCTGGTGCTATATTATACATGAACTTCCAGATATACCCATCAGAATATGTCTGGGATGTGGAATCATTTCCTATTGGTTTTTCTGTCGATGTAGCGGAGTTATTGTTATCAATACACTTATATACGTTGAAATCATCGGTGACAACATAAAACATCAATCCTTCCATGGAAACTGTATCATCCCACATATCATATACAGTTCCGGTGGCCCAATCGTATCGAGTAACGATGAAACTCAAATCATTAGAGGAAAGTTGTTTGGTGATTACTATGTCGTTCCGAACTTCCCTTTCATAATCCACAAGATCCGTGGGAGTATCAGGAACAGTTTCATTATCCCAAGCCCTGGTCTTCCCAAGATAATAATAGTATCTTGAATTCTTGGTGGCTAGACCATCGTACAATGATTGAAGAAGAGCTCTTCTTAGATTATTTTTGTGCATTATTCTACATATCCTTCTTCGACATACCCATCTTCAACATAACTATTGGCAATGGAAACTCCATAGTCGGAAGATGTGTTTAGGGAAAGTGATAAATCTTCTGTTGAATCTAATGTGTAATTTCCAAATAGAGCATATCCAGCTGGGTGAATGTATTTCTTCACGATATCTCGGTATTGTTCTATCTGTTCGTTTGCCTTGATTACGTATGAGTAAAATTGATGGTAGTAGCTGTCCTGAAGGTATATTTCATCAGAGAGAAATCCATCATTTGTCGCGAAATGTCCAGGATTAGATGCTACTGCTCCAACGATAAATTCTATATCTGCATCTGAACCATATCTTTCTGAGTCTATACCAGTCAAATTTCTCATGGATATATCGTCAAAATAACAAATTCCAAGAGTACCATTACCAACTATTTCGGCTCTGACTCTTATTATATCCCCTGGAACTGTTCCCGTAGTTGTTGATAATCTATATGTTCCATTATAGGTTTCATTCGAAGAAATAGTATTTCCATTAGCAATGATAGTTTCGGCACCGACAGAATTATACCCAGCTAATCTCACATAGTTGACACCATTGGTTGCTGATGATTCCATTCTAATTCTGGCAGTGGCGGTGTATATTTCACCTTCTTTACATAATGTATAAACTGATCCCCGAATAGTCTGTCCAGATAGTGTATTATCTCTTTTTGCTACCCATGAACCTCTATATGCTTTTGATGAATCATTGATTATACTGAATGCTGGTGTTTTTGTCCAATTTACATCACCAAGTTCAAAGTCACTGTTAGGAGTTAGATTTGGAGTCCAGTGTAGATATTTGAGCAAGTTCCCCGAATATCCAGATCCATGACTGAGAATTTGTAATCCAACGATTTCACCATTCTCCCCTACCTTTGTGATCTTTACTTTGGTTGGGGAACTGGATATTAATCCTTGAGTGATCGTGAAGATTTGTCCAGCGTAAAATCGACTACCAGAATTCTTTATGGTATATCCAGTGATGGTAGGTTTGACAACTCCAATGACTGTTCCTACAGTGAATGTACTGCCAACTTCTATTTGATTCAACTGGTAATTTCTATTCAAGAATATCTTATATTCCGTTGAGGAAAATTGCTTGACTGCCTCAACAAATGACTTCACTGTTTTGGTAGTTCCTACAAAGGTAATTTCTTTGCCGACCAAGTCAGTGGCAGTTCCAGATGTAATTTCAGCTATGACAAACTTCTCCTGAATCCACTTTCCATCCGAGGGAATCAATATTGAATTCGTTGGATAAGATATCTGAACATCTTTACCAAACAATAATCTGAACAGTAATTTAAATGAAGCTTCTGATCCCTTTGAAGAATAGAGACTCTTTAGATTTCTAAGGAATAGTTTTTCATTACCAGAATACTTGTTGCTGTAGTCTAATTCCTTCTTGAATTGATAATAGAAGTCATCAAGACTTTTATCAATATCTCTTAAGTCTTCAATATTCCTTTTCTGGGTTTGGTCAAGATAATCGTAATATGCCTCAAGGAATAATTTGAAATTCTCGAAGTCACTCTCCGACTGAATGAACTCGGGGAGTTGACTCCTAACGACATTACTTATCTTTATCTTTGACATTACGATCTACTAGATGTGAATGTGTAATTTGCACCACCTGCGGAATTCCCAGAAGAAACATTGTCAACTATTGCGCTGACCGATATTGTTTCTGATGGTATCTGAACAATTTGATCCCTCACTGATATTACATCATAGGATTCTGGTTTAATCACCAACTTGAACTCTGAACCTTCAATTGATGTAATATTTAAAGTTGGTATTTCTATCCTACCTGTTGAGTAGTTTACAGAACCAACATCATACAAGATAGACTTACTGTTGTTTGTGGTGAGAGTGAATAATCTTAGTATACCCGAACCATTATCCTCGATATATACGATATCATCACTTCCCAATATTGTAAAGCCAGTACTCAAAATGTTCTGACTTGAATCATCTGAGATTGGATTACCCAAGGAAACCACATAGTTTGCCTTCACTCCGTAGATTGGAGTGATTGGATAATGAATCTTCACTGTAGTTATGTTACTGATGATCGCATTATCTGCATCATCAATGAGTCGAGATAGTTGAGAATTTCTATAACCAGCTCCAAACTTATCAAGATTGTTTGTGTTGTAATCTTCGATGACTTCCTTCACTAGAACTTCTATGTCAGATGAAGACCTCACTGTTAGATTTGGGTTAAAGTAAACTGCCGAGGTAATCTCAAGATTGATGTTCCTTGGATCAACTATTTCGGCAACTACAGCAACTCCCATCTTGCTCTTGAGAATGGAGTTCTTCACATATTCTTTATCTGCAGAGGTGAGTTGATTCCCGGAGAATGGATTTATACAGATGAAGACCTTTCCATAGACTGGAGGATCGTTATCTTCCCCACCCCAAACATTAACTGATTTTGCCTCGGAGAATTCCTTTAGAATAATGGTCGAGTAATCTATTGCACTCACTGCTCTATTCTGGGTAGAGAAGAACTTGGGAGCATTGAATCTAATAGATTCTATATCTTCTATCTCCCTTCCTCCGGATGCAGCCTGAACAGTTGTCACTTGAACAGTTCCACCAAGTAGAGAAATTCCCTGATATGAAAAGGATTTTGCCTTGTTGGTTACATCTGCATTTGTGATGAAGTATTCGAGATTAACGACATTCCCAGCTTCCAAGGATTTTCCAAGAGTTCCATCACCAAATTCTATCTCATAGAGTTGATCTTCTATTTCCTTGATGAAATATACATTGCTCGTT